AGACAATTGAGCCGGAGCAATTGAGTGGATTGAAAGTGTTACAGGCCATATGTGAAATTAATGGGCGTTTCGGACAGGTAGATAAGACAGGGAGAGTAAAATACGTTTCACTTGAGAATGCAAGTCTATTCCCTGCTGAAGATTTATTTCCGGATGAGGATTTATTTCCATCCCAGATGTCGCAGGGAGAGACACTATCTTTTTATAAACAGTCAGAAACCAGTTATGAAGATTATACAGTGAGGCCGATTGATAAGGTCCAGATACGTCAAGAGGAGGGCGATGTTGGTGGATGGTCGCATGAGGAGGGTACAAATTGCTATGTAGTGCAAGGGAATTTTCTGGTATATGGTAAATCAAGTGAAGAATTAAATGAAATTGCAGATGTTGTTTATACCCAGATAAGTGGGCGCTTGTATAGACCATGTAAAATAGCTGGTCCAGCACTTCCTTGGGTTGAAGTAGGGGATGGTATTGTCTGTTATACGACAGATGATGTAATTGAAACCTATTGCCTAAAGCGGACGTTAAAAGGTATACAAGGAATGATGGATACCTATGAAGCTAAAGGAAGCCTTGAACTGGAAGAAACCTCAGGTATTCGTTCAGAGATTATTCAGCTAGAGGGAAAAGCAGCTGTAATAAAAAAATCAGTCGAGGAAGTATCAGTTAAAGTAACTGACTTAAAAGAATATGCCGAAGCTCAATTCAAAGTGGTATCTAATGAAATCACTGCTGAAGTTAAGCGTGCTCAGGATGCAGAAGCCTCTTTATCTGTAAAGGCTGATGAAATAGCTCTGCGTGTTGACAAGAAGGTTTCCAAAGGTGAAGTTACAAGTCAACTGAATTCAGAACTAAAAATAACTGGAAATAGGATAGAGTTAACTACAGGGAATTTTATCATTACTGCAAATAATTTGACGGTTGACGAAAGTGGTAATGCTAACTTTTCAGGCAATATTAATGGTGCTTCTTTTGTTGGTGGTAGCATCAATATTGGTAATGGGAAATTCAAGGTCAATACATCTGGAATTGTTGAAGCTACGGACGCGATAATAAAGGCTGCAACGTTCAATGCAACAGGAATTATATATGCAGAAAGAGGAATTGTGTGTAATGGAGAAGTAGAGGCAGACACAGGCTCTTTTGAAGATGTTAATGCAAAGGGTATATATTGTACTGGTACAGTATATGGAGTTGATTGGCAGTATATTTCAGATGGAAGATGTAAGGAGAATATTCAAAAAATCAGTCCTAAGGAATGTTATGAAATTATCTCCAGATTACAACCGGTAGCATATAAGCTTATAGGCAGTGATATTCATAGTGTAGGGTTCATTGCGCAAGATGTGAAAACGACATTGTTGGAATTAGGGCTTGATTATACATTGGTCGGATACAGTGAAAGGCAAGGAATGTATACATTGCCATATGGTAATTATGTAGCAATTCTTGCCGGAGCAGTGCAGTATCTGGATTTGAGGTGGACAAATGGATATGAAAAAATGTGAAGAATTAGTTGTATATCGTAAAAAGGATATAGAGACCATTGTTGGTTTTATTGATAGTCTTGAATGTAAAGGCATAGCGGCAGCACGAAAGATTGGACTTTTAGCCAGTATACTAGAATCAGGGAAACCTATTAAAGACTACATAAAACAGGCGGAAAAGGAGAGTGATGGATAATGGCATATCAACCGTTCTATGAAATAACAGATTGGCAAAATCTTCCGTCACAGAAAACCCCCATAAACCGGAAGAATCTATCCCATGCGGAAAATGGTATAAAAGAGGCGGATAACCGGATTGTTCAGCTGGATTCTAAAAAGGCGGAATTATCGCTGGT